GCACTCGCGAGCCTTGGTGCGAGGTGGCCAAGCTGGCCTACCGGGCCAAGAACTGGGCGGAGTGCTACGGCGCGGCCAAGTCCGCTCTGGCGATTACCAACAGGGAGTGGGTGTACACGGTTGACCCGGAGGTCTGGGGAGCGGTACCCCACGACTACGCTTCCATCGCCGCTTGGAATCTCGGGTTGCTGCGCGAGTCTTTGCTCCACGCCGAGGCAGCCGCAGAGCTCAACCCGAGCGACCCGAGGCTCGCCGACAATCTGGAGCTCGTTCGTCGGTCTGTTGTGTCGTCCGACGGTTGATCGCCGAACCTGAGGGTGTTAGTAGTCTCCGATATTAGAGGAAGTCCCCCGATGATCGAACAGCTGGTGTCGAAGGTGTTTTTTACCCGGGACCTGTCCCATCTGGAACACTGGCGCACCCAGAACGGCGAGGTGCACCGGGCACTGGGTGACTTCTACGACGGGGTGATCGGCGAGCTGGACGGTATCGTGGAGTGCTACCAAGGCACGTTCGGCCTAATCGGGGCGGTGGTGCTGTCAACGTCGGTCTCGGCCCAGACCATCACCGACCATTTGGTGTCGGAGCGCGACTGGATTCGCGACAACCGCACCAAGATCGCCCGCAACGACTCGTCCCTAGGGAACCTTCTGGACAACCTCACCGCTTTGTACTCGAAAACGATCTACAAGCTCCAAAACCTGCATTGACGCCACCGGGTGTTCCTTTCTGCCGGGAAGGACGTTATTTTGACGCAAACACGAGAGGTTAGATGACCAAGCGGCTCGGAGATTTCAGCGTTTTCGTTCCCATGTTGAAGGTGGACGAGGAGCAGCGCCTTGTTTACGGCGTCATGGCCGAGGAGGTGCTCGACAACTCGGGTGAAATCTTCGATTACGCCACGTCCAAGCCTCACTTCGAGAAGTGGAGCGAAGACACCTACAGCACTTCCAACGGGATGTCGAAGGGCAACGTGCGCACTATGCACGGCTCGGTGGCAGCGGGCAAGCTGACCGACATCGCGTTCGACGACGCCGCCCGGCGCATCGAGTGCTGCGCGAAAATCGTCGACGACAACGAGTGGAACAAGGTCCTCGAAGGCGTCTACACCGGGTTCTCCATTGGTGGTCGCTACGCCAAGCGTTGGGCCGAAAAGATGGACGACGGCGGTAAGGCCACCCGGTACACCGCGCAGCCGGTCGAGGTGTCACTGGTTGACAAGCCCTGCATCCCGACCGCTACGTTCCAGATGATCAAAAAAGACGGCACCGTCGAGACCCGTCGTCTGGGCAAAGCGTACAACGAGGACCAAGAGCGCGACGAGAACGGGAAGTTCGGTTCTGGCGGGGGCTCGGGCGGAGCCGATAGTGGTGCCCAGAGCGCCGACGACCTTTACGACCGCGCCACCGAAGCTGGAATCTCGGTAGGCGACATGGACGAAGGCGTCGCCGAGGCGCTGGACTACGACCTTGTTGGTGCCGCCGAGCAGTTCCGCGACGCCATGCCGAGCGATACTGAAATCACCATCGGTGGTTCCACCGACAGTGGCGAGGCAGTCGGTCTGATTTCCCTAATCAGAAGCCAAGGCGACGACAAAGACTTCGAAATCCAGATTTCCCGCTCGGCTGGCGGCAGTTTCAACATCGACTATTCAGACGGCGACCCGAGCGCCGTCGATTCTATGATTTCCGCGTTGGAAGGCCCAGACAACTCGGGCAACTACGGGAAGAAATCCGGAGGAAATATTATGAAGCCCGAGTACGTCCCGACCAACGACGAGCTGCTCCCGGTGGCCCGCAATCTGGCCAAGGCGGATGGGAAAAGCGAAGGCGACTGGGCGATGTTCCTCGAAGCTGCCCGCGACCAACTGGTCAAGGCTTTCGACCCTGAGTCCCTCAAGGACGAAGAGAAAGAGGACAGCAAAAAGATGAAGCGTTCCGACGACGGCGAGCCCCTCGACGGCGAAGAGCGCGAGAAGGCTCTGGAGGGCGAAGCCGGTGCCGACGCTGCCTCGGCGGATGCCGAGTCCAATAAGGTGAAGAAAGAAGACGACGAGGACGACGACGAGGCGATGAAGTTCGACGTCGTGCAGGTGTGGAAGACCACCGACGGCCAGACTTTCTCCAAGAAAGCCGACGCGGTGGCACATGAACGTGTAATGTCTCGCCCCCGGGAACCGCGCCTTTCCGACCTGATCAAAACCGCCAAGGCGGAAGTTGAGGCGTTGACCAAGGCCGACGGCGAAAAGCCCGAGGGCGAGTATGGCGACGTGGAATACGCCGACCCGGGTTATCAGGAGGACAAGCGCCCTCGTTACCCGGTCGACACCGAGCAGCACATCCGGGCAGCGTGGAACTACATTTCCCGCGAGGAGAACGCCGCCGAGTACTCCGCCGACCAAGTGGAGCGCATGAAGAACCGCATCGTCTCGGCTTGGAAGGAAAAGATCGACGAGGAGGGCCCGCCCTCCGCCGAGAAGATGGTCGCTTTTGGTGATTTGGGTAAGGCGGTTGCCATCATCCAGTCTGAGGAGTTCTTTGCCAAGAGCTTGTGGAACGTGCAGTGCCTCGCCGGCATTCTGCGCGACGTGCAGTGCTTGCACGAATGCGTTGGTTGGGAAGCCAAAAATGGCGGCGACGGCTCGGACCTTCACGCCAAACTAAAGATGGCGGCGGGTTCGCTTGGCACTATTTTGGTACAGATGGTGTCCGAGGAAGTCGGCGACATGGTAGGCGGGTCTCAGGACTCGCCGATGTTGGCACTTTCGGCAGGTGCTCTGGGGCTGGAAAAGGCTGACGTTTTGAAGGCTGTTGAAATCAGCAAGCGCGACATGGCCCGCATCCAGAAAATCCACAACTACACCGTGGGTATGGGCGCTATGTGCGAAAAGATGGAAGCCAGTGAGGACGACGAGATGACCGAGAAGATGGCTAAGTTCGACACGGCTATTCAAGAAAACTCGCTCCTCAAGGCGGACCTCGCCAGCGCTAAGGAAGAAATCTCCGAGGCGAAGGACATGCTCAAGTCGCTGATGGCCGACATCGAAAAAATCAAGTCTATGCCGATGCCGTCCGCCCCGCGTACCCACGTGGTGGACAAGAGCGGCGACGTCGCCAAGGCTGACACGAACACGCCCGACCTTTCCAAAATGACTGCTGACCAGTTGGCGGACCTCGCCATCCGTATGTCGCAGGCTGGCGGAAAGAGGGTTATTTGAAATCCGAGGCTGGCGAAGGCTCGACCCGGAGACGGTTAGGGCCCAGCCGGTCGAGGTGGTTCACCGGGGACGGGAGCCCAACGGACTTAAACCCGACGACCTAGTCCAGTCGTTATTTGGAAGCAAGAAAGACCTCGTATGAGCAACCCCATCGAACAAATGCGGGAAGCCCTTGCCAAGTCCTTCGCGGAACCGATTGCTGACCCCCGGCTCCCCGACGGCCTCGCCAAGAGCACTTTTTCCCAGTCCGGTTCGGCCACCTCCGGCCTGACCTACTACGACCTCGAACTTGGTGCCAAGTTCCTGTACCCGGTCCTCACCCCGCTGCGGAACGAAATCCCGCGCGTTTCGGGCAAGGGCGGCATTCAGGCCAACTGGCGCGCTATCACCAAGATCAACTCCTCGGGCGTCCGCATCGGCGTCTCGGGCGGTAATCGTGGTGGCGTTCAGGCCGTGACCACTGCCGACTACACCGCCGCCTACAAGGGCATCGGTATCGAGTCGAGCGTCGACTTCGAAGCCCAGTACGCTGGTCAGGGTTTCGACGACATCCGTGCCATCGCGGCCAAGACTGGCCTCGAATCGCTGATGCTCGGCGAAGAACTGCTGCTGCTCGGCGGTAACGGTACCCTCGCTCTGGGCACCACCCCGACTCCGGCTCTGGCGGCTCTGGCCACTGGCGGCGCTCTGTCGGACGGTGACTACAGCGTGGTCTGCGTTGCCCTCACCCTCGAAGGCTACGTGAACTCGTCGGTCGTCGCCGGTATCCCGGGCGAAATCGTTCGCACCAACGCGGACGCTTCGGTCGATTCGTTCGGCGGCGGTTCGGCTGCTGCCTCGGCGGCGGAAACCATCGAACTCGACGCCGGCACTTCGGTTCAGGGTATCGCCGCCACCGTGGCTCCGGTCAACGGCGCGGTTGCGTACGCTTGGTTCTGGGGCGCTGCTGGTGACGAGCTGCTCGGTGCTATCACCACCTCGAACACCGTCGATATCCTCGCTGCCGCCACCGGCACTCAGGACTTGACCGGTCTGAACACCGACCACTCGGTGAACGCCCTGTCGTTTGACGGTCTTCTGACTCAGGCTTACAAGCCGGGCTCGAACGCCTACATCGCTCACAACGAGGGCGCTCCGCTCACCGGGGACGGTGAGGGTGGTGTCACTCAGATCGACAAGGCGCTCAAGCACTTCTGGGACGTGTTGCGTCTGTCCCCGGACTGCATCTGGGTCAACTCGCAGGAGGCGCTGTCGATCAGCCAGCTTATCCTGTCGGGCGGCGCTGGCTCGAACCTCCGCTACACCGCCGATATGAAGGACGGCGCGGTGGCGGGCGGTGTCATGGTGAAGCAGTACCTCAACCGCTTCTCCATGGCGGGTGGTCAGGTCATCCCGGTCCGCATCCACCCGAACATGCCGTCGGGCACGGTGCTGTTCACGACCAGCCGTCTGCCCTACCCGCTGTCGAACGTCGGCAACGTGATGCAGGTCCGCACTCGTCAGGATTACTACCAGATCGAGTGGCCGCTCCGGTCGCGTAAGTACGAGTACGGCGTCTATGCAGACGAAGTGCTCCAGCACTACTTCCCGCCGAGCCTTGGTGTCATCGACACCATCGGCTAAAACCAGAGTCGGGGCGGCGGGAACACCGCCGCCCCGTCATCTTCGGAGGACGTATGACGCGATTGCTGGCTTTCCCCACCAAGTACACCCAGATCAAGGTCGAGGGTGTGCGGTACGTCCCCGACAGTGACGGAAACGTCCAAGTATTCAAGGCCCACCACGTGGCCGAGCTGGTCAGGATGGGAGCCCGGGACCTAGCGTCTGTCCGCTCCTTGGCACCACGGAGCGCCGCGAGGGCAGCCCCGGCCCCTGACATAGCCCCCGCTGCTCCCCCCGCTCCCGAGGCCCCCTCCGCTGCGCCCGTTGTAGCACCCCCGGATGACGCCACCAAGGCCGAACTGGTAAAGTGGCTGCAGGANNCAGGAACACGGGGTGGCTGTCTCCCCGTACATCACCAAGGCCAACCTCTGGCTCATGGTGAAGGAGCTGGTCGCGGAGAAGTAATAGATGTCTGGCACGGCTCTTCTCACCACCCTGCCCCACGCTAAGTCTTGGTTGAACATCAACCAGTCGAACACGACTGATGACCAATTTCTGACCTACCTGATCAAAAGCGCCAGCGCTTTCGCTTTGAACTACATGCAGCGCGACAGTATGGCGGCGACGGTTTACAACGAAATGTACGACGGGTACGGCAGGGCTTTCATGGTGCTCCGCCAATTCCCGGCTCACGAGGTTGTGTCCCTGTCCCTGAATGGCCAACGGGTCCCTCCCGCCTCCGGGGACGGTGTGGACACCCCGTTCACCAACGGGTACGTACTGGAGCAGGCGCATTCGGCCCCCTCCCAGCAACGTCTATCCCTGTTCGGTTGGGTCTTCCCGCGTCAACGGTCGTCGGTGTACGTCAGCTACCGGGCCGGGTACATGGAACTGGCCGAGATGCACACGGTCCCCGAGTCCCCGCCCACCGTCTGCACCAACAAGACGTGGCTGGAGGACGAGGGCGTCACTCTGGCCGACGGCACCCCGCTCGTTCGGGTGTACGGTGTTGACCCGGGGCCGATGCAGTACGACATCAATTCCGACGGCGTCTACGTGTTCAACGATGACCAGTCGTCGGTCACGGTGAAGATCAGCTACAGCTTTGTTCCTCCCGACGTCGAGCAGGCGGTCTGGGAGCTGGTGGGCGAGCGGTACAAGGCCCGCGACCGCATCGGCGTTAACAGCAAGGCTCTGGGCGGTCAGGAGACCGTTAGCTTCGACATCCGGTCGATGAACCCGTACATCCGCGAGTTGCTCAACCCGTACAAGAGGGTGGTCCCGGTCTGATGATACTCAGCGCCACGCTTGTCGGAGATAAAGAGCTAATCCAGCGGCTCGAATCTTTGCCCAAAGCTGTACAGGCGGCACTGAGGGTCAAGGTGACGGCCCTGTCGCTTAAGCTGGAAGCGAAGGTAAAGCGCGATAAGCTGAACGGCCAAGTCTTGAACCGGATTACTGGTCGTCTGGCCCGGTCTATCAGCCATAAGGTGGACGTCGACGCCCATTCTGTCTATGGCCGGGTGTTTTCGTCGGGTGATGTCAAGTACGCTGCTATCCACGAGTTCGGCGGAACCACCGCGCCCCACATCATCTACCCGAAGAAAGCTCTCGCCCTGTCTTTCGTGAACTCTGGCGGCGAGCAGGTGTTCGCCCGTCAAGTTAACCACCCCGGGTCGAAGATGCCGGAGCGCAGCTTCCTCCGGTCCAGCCTCCGGGAGATGTCGGCCCAGATTTCTCGCGATTTGAAAGAGACGGTAATCAAGACCGCCCGGGAGCAGGTGCGCCGATGACGGACCGCGAGACCATCTTCAAGGCGTTGTTTGCGCTGACCGAGGGCGTGGTGTGGAACGTCGGCCCGACCAACTCCCCGGAGTGGCAGAGATTCCGAACGCGAACTCGTCGCATCGTCCTGTTCTCGGACGTCGGCGACAGCGACCAACCTTGGTTGGGACAGGCGGAACACGCGGAGACCTTCACTCAGGTTTCCCGCATGCCGTACCGCCGAATCTTCCAAGCGCAGTGGATTGTTTACCATGTGGCGGGCAAACAGCCAAACTCTTTCCCCACCATCCAGAACAACCTGATTCTCGACGCCTTGCAAAAGGCGATTGCCCCGCGCACGACCGACCCGGGGTACCCCGACGAGCGCAACACTCTGGGCGGTCTGGTATACCACTGTTTCATTGAGGGCGAGGTCTTCAAAGACCCGGGCGACATCGACGATCAGGGGATGCTGATAGTCCCCATCCGTATTTTGGTGCCGTAGGAGATACAGTATGCCGACCAAGAAAAACACCGACGTCGCTGAGGAGCCGACCCTCGATTTGGTGGGTGGCGGCAACGTTGACGAGGTGCTTCCTGTTGCGCCAGTCGTGGACGTGTTAGAAACAAGCGTCCGGGTGGCGGTGGATAAGTGGGTCAGCGGTCACGCCCGTAACTCGCCTATCTCTCGAAACACTGCGGCGTGGAACCATTTCGTCAACGGGCTGCCCGCCCTCATTCAGGGCATTATTGAGGAGGTAAAACAAGCATGACGCAGTACGTGTTTGGTACCGGGCAGCTCTACGCTCTTCCGGTCGCTGGCGGTTCCCCGCTTCGTATCGGGGCGCTGCAGGATGTGTCGGTCGATTTTTCGGGCGACGTGAAACAGCTGTTTGGCCAGTACCAGTTCCCACTGGACGTGGCTCGCGGCAAAACCAAAATCGAAGGAAAGATCGGCACAGGGAACATCGACGTTTCCTCGTTCAACGATATTTTCTTCGGCCAGACGGTGACGACCGGGACCGAGAAGGTGCAGGCCATCAACGAGGCTGGCGCGGTGCCGGCAACCCCGGGTCCGTACACGGTGACGGTGGCCAATGGTGCAGACTTCGTGATGGACCTCGGCGTTTATTCGGTCAGCACCGGTCAGGCCCTCAAGCAGGTCGCCGAGTCCCCGGGCGCTGGTGAATACACGGTCAGCGCCGCTGGCGTCTACACCTTCAACTCGGCTCAGGCCGAGGCCGGCGTGATGTTCAACTACATCTACGACGCCGCGACCCCGGGCTCGGGCACCCTCGACATCAACAACCAGTTGATGGGCTCGACGCCTAAGTTCCAGCTGGTGGCGTCGCAGCTCTACAACGGCAAGACCTTCACTCTTGTCCTGTATAGCGTCACCGCCGACAAGATGTCGCTCCCGCTCAAGCAGGACGACTACCTGATTTCCGAAATCGGGTTCCAAGCGAATGCCAACGATCTGAACCAGATCGGGTACATCTCCACCACCAGTGCGACGGGCGGAGGCGCGTAACCGTCACTGGACGTTGGACAACACTGGTGGCCGGTGGTGAGGGTCCCACACGCCCGTAGGGCTCCTCACCACCAACCCACCCAAACCATAGGAAGAAAGTCATGGCCAAGGTTACGATTGGCGGGACTGACTACGAACTCGGTCCCCTGAACTTCAAAGCTATCAAGCGCATCTGGCCGCGCGTAAGTGCCACGGCGAAAAAAGCCAAAGACAACCCGGATATGACCCCGGACGACGGGCTGGAATCAGTTGACGTCGCTATCGACGTCATCGTCGCAGCGTTCGAAAGAACTCACCCCGAGCACACCGTCGAGTGGATTGAAGAGAACCTGCTCGGTCACGAGCTGGCCGGAATCCAAATTTCGATGCACCGTGTCATGGTGGAGTCGGGCCTCCTGCAAGAGGCGAGTGACATCCCGGGGGAAGCTCTGGCCCCGAAGAAGGGAAAGACTTCGACGGGGACTGGGATAAAATAATCGCCTTTCTGGTGGCTGCCGGGTGTTCTGGCGGCGACTGGGAACGGGTCGAGGATGGGTGGAACCTCCCTAGGTACAACACCATGATCGAGCACTGGAAGCGCCACGGGCCCCCGGTGTACATGTCTGTTGCTGGGTATCTGGGGTTGATTAAAGAAGAGACCAAGGGTAAACCGAAAGGCGGAAATCTAGACGAGCTTGCCCGCATGTTCGCTAGCACCGGAGGCAAGATATGAACGAGGAAGTCGGCGTCAGGTTCGGTGCCAGTACTGGGCAGTTCGACGCCGCAGTTTCCAAGATCAAGTCGTCGCTGGCTTCCGTCGGGGGCTCGGCCACCGGTCTTCAAGGTACGCTCAAAGGACTTGGTTCGTCGTTCTCGGGGGTGTTCACCGGGGGAGGTGCTAGCGCAATCGGTAGCGTCGAGTCCGCCATGGGGGCACTGGCGCAGACGGCGGCGGGGGTTCTCGGGAAACTAGGCCCGGTGGGCCTCGGCGTCGCGGCGGTCGCCTCTGCCTCGGTGGGTGCCACAGGTATCCTGATTAAACTGGCCGGCAGTTTCGGCAATATGGCCGAGGAGTTGGACCGAACTTCCCAAAAACTGAACATGGCGACCGCCGACGTGATGCGGTGGAACGCGGTTGCGAAGATGACCGGCGTCTCTGAACAATCGATGTCTATGTCGCTCATGCGTTTGGAGAAAGCGATGGAGTCCGCCGCCAAAGGCGGCAAAGGTACTGCTGAGGCGTTTAAGAAACTGGGCGTCGACGTCAAATCAGCCCAGACTCCAACCGAAACCATCCTCAAGATCGCTGACAAGTTCAAAGACATGCCCGATGGGCCGGAAAAAATCGCTTTGGCCATGCAGACGATGGGCCGGGCGGGTTCCCAACTTATACCTATATTGAACGGCGGGAGCGAAGCGTTAGCCGAGCAGTTCAAGGTGGCGGAAGAATACGGCGCGGTTATGGATGATGCTTTCATCCAGAAAGGCCTTGCGGTCGGCGACGCTATGGACAGGATGGACATAGGTTTCGACGGCATCGCCAACACTGTGTACGACGCGCTAGCCCCGGCAATGCTCAACGCCGCCGAAGGGGTGAATGAGGTCATCAAGTCGTTCATCGCCTCGTACAAGGAAGGCGGGGTTGTCAAGGACGTGATGGACACCGTCGCCGTCACCTTCGACGTACTGGGTCAAGTGGGCTCCGCCGTTTTCGGCGCGATTGGCGATATCGTCGCAGCTTTTGGCGATGTCTTCGAAGCTGTATTTAGTTCTATCTCTGCCATCTTCGAAGACACCGTGAAGGGACAGAAGGAAGGGGTGGGTATTTGGGAGGGCCTGTTCAAGGGGTTCCTTATCGTGCTCCGCTCGGTGGGGACGGGCTTCCGGATGATGGGCACCGTGGTCGGCGCGGTGGTGCGCGGGCTCGCTACCACTTTCACCGGTCTCGCCACTATCCTTGACCGGGTTTTTTCCCTCGACTTCGCCGGGGCTGTGTCGGCGTTCGGGGAATGGAAGTCTAAAATGTCCGCCCTAGCGGTGGAAGCCGGCGAGGAAATCGTAACCAACGGCAAAAACGCTTTCGCCGAGTACAAGGCCATCTGGGAAAAGCCGATTCGCTCGACCATCGACACCTCCGGTCCCGGGAGGACTCGCAGCGGCATCGATCTGAGCGGGGTCGAGGACCAAGGGGCCGGCAAGGCAGCGGCTAAGGCGGCGGCAGAGGCGAAGAAAAGGGCGCAGGAAGAGCTGGCTCTTTATCTGGAGACGCTGCGCGGCAAGATGGACGCCGCCCGGGGCAACCAGACCGAAATGATGCGGTTAGAAGAGGAGAAGATCGCCCGCATCAAAGAGTTCTATGGCGAGGAAAGCAAAGAGTACCGGGCGGCGCTGAACGAAAAAGCCGCCATGGAACGTCAGTTCCAGCAAGAGCTGAACTCGATTCGTCGCGAGGAAATCGCTCACGCCACCCAGATGGCCCAGATTACCGTAGACACCGAGACCGACTCCGCCACGTCGCGCATCGAAATCGAACGCGGTCGTTTGGCCCAGTTGGCGGCGGTGGGCGCGATTAGCCGTTCCGAGGAGCTGCAGGCGATGCAGGGACTCGCTCGGGACGAGTACCAACTCCAAGTGCAGCACGAGAAGCGTATGTACGATCTGGAGGTTCAGGCACTCCGCGACCGTATGGCGCTCAAGGGTCTGGAGCAACGGGAAATAGACGCCCTGAACCGGCAGATCGAGGCCGCGAAGGCGCAGTACGACGCCCGGGTAGCGAAAGCGGCCACGAAGAACACCCAGCAGCAGTTGGCCGACGAGCGAGCCTTGTGGATGGAGAACCACAAGGTGCAGATGACCGCCATCAACTCGGTTTCGCAAAGCTGGGGCAATGCTCTGGCCCGGATGGCGGTGGGCCAAGCCACTTTCTCCGAGACCGTACGCGCCATGTGGCAGGGCATCGTCGGAGCAATCGTTCAGGCCATTGCCGGTATGGTGGCCGAGTGGATAGCTCAGCAACTGGTCATGTTGGTGTTCGGCAAGGCGATGAAAGCCGCCACGGCGGGTCCCCAAGTTATTGCCAACTCTGCGGTGGCGGCAACCGGAGCCTACGCCGCTATGGCGTCTATTCCTATTATTGGGCCAGCGCTCGCTCCAGCGGCGGCGGCAACCGCGTTTGCTGGCTCCATGGCGTACTACCCGCTGACTCTCGCAGAGGGAGGGTACGACGTTCCCACAGGCGTCAACCCGTTGACCCAGTTGCACGAGCAAGAAATGGTTCTCCCGAAGAACCTCGCCAACCCGCTCCGGGCGATGCTTACTGGGCCGGGCCCGAACGGTTTGGCTGCCCAAGCTTCTCGGGCTGGGATGGAGGCCCGGGGCTCTGCTGCCAATAACAACGCGCAGCAGACGACGACGTTCAATTACAACCCGAGCATCACTCAGGGCGGCGACCGAAGCCTCGACCAACTACTCGCTAAGGAAGGCGCGGCCATGCGCCGTTGGATTGGCAACCAAGTTCGTGCCGGAAAGTTGAAGGTGGTCTAATGGCGCTGCGGTCTATCGAGGGATTCGACTACCTGCCCACTTCGCTTAACAGCAACGAAGCCGAGTTGAACCGGGTGCTGAGCGCTGCGGGGTTCTATGCCCTCAACCAGTTCGCCACCACGCAGATCGTGGAAGGCGGGAGGTTCGGTTACGGTAACTGCGCCCGGTTGAGCTTTGGCAGTATAGGAAAAGCGTTCAACCGGGTGGACGACGTCTACACCGGATTCGCGGTTAAGCCCATGCAGGACAACGGCACCGGGGGACCAACGAACTTCATCGTCGTCAGGGTACATTTTGTTGACACCGCCACCGACCGCGTTCTTTGTAGGGTTGTCGTTAATAGCTACGGGGTCGTGCAGGTCTACGACGCAGACAGTCAACTAGTCGGTGCCTCCGAGGCCAACGCTTTCAACGCCAACAACTGGTTCTTCTTTGAAGCCCGGTGCAACAGGGTGTACACCGATTCCACCGGCACTTACGGTTTAGTGGAAGCAAGAATCAACACCACCACCGTGATATCGCTCCCGGTCATCAAGTTAGGCGTCCCGTCTATCCCGTATTTCGGTATCGGAGCCGTGACCCTCCAAGGGGGTTCGCCCAATGTCAGCTTCATCGATGATTGGTACATCCTCGACAGCGAAGAGGACTACAACAACAGCTACCTCGGAAACGTGCGGGTGCAGTGGAACTCCATCAACGGCACCGGAAACCAGACAGAGTGGACGCCGGTAAGCCCGGTGTTGCCGAATTGGGAAAACGCCAACAACAACCTGCTCACCGACGCGTCGTTCGTCAGCAGCCTGCCGGACCAGCCAGACGAGTACGACCTGTACACGGTGGCCCCATTGGTCAACAGCCCGAATATATACGGGGTCAGCGTCAAGGGGGCGTACCGCCAGACCGACGCCAACCAGCTGGTGGCGAAGAACGCCGTCCGCACTAACTCAACGGACTTGTTCGGGACACCGAAACCGACGCACCAGACGTACACTTACATCGAGGACATTCTTGATCTGAACCCCGTCACCGGTTTGGGGTGGACGTACGCAGAGGTAAACTCTCTCCAAATTGGTCCCGGCAACGGAGGAACGACATGACAATTCTGTTCGCAGGCGGCGAGCTCGACTCTTTCACCTTTCCCAACGGCCTCCCCACCGCCAGTACAAACTCCGGTTACTACGACCCCGCTTTTGCCCGATGCGCCATCCAAACTGGGCCGAACATCGAAGCGGTGGCGACACTTCCCTCCGACTACTTGGAGGCGTGGTTCCACGCAGAGGTTCTCAGGGTAAACGCTACCGGTACAAACACAGTGCTGTTGTTGCAAAACCTGTCCGGACAGGACGTCGTCAGGTTCGTTTACAACAACAGCACCGCCCTCCTCACTTTCCAGTACTGGAACGGGAGCTCCTATGTTGACATCGGAACCACCGCCCTCGTGGCGGAAATCCGGTACGTATTCGACGTTCGGTGCAACATCGCCGCCAGTGGTGGTTCTTTCGAGTTCTACGTAAACGGGGTTTTGACCGCCTCGTTCACGGGAAACACGCTTCGGTTCTCGGGGTCGGCCATCGGCAAGGCAGTTATTGCCGGGACTTGGCCCGGTGCCCCTAGCATTAGTGTCTCTTGGAGCCAGATAATCATCGCGGACGAGGACACTCGGACGATGAAGCTGGCGACCCTAGCGCCCAATGCCAATGGCACTATCACTCAGTGGTCCGGGTCCTTCACCGACGTCGATGACGTGGGAGTGATCAACGACGCCGATTTCGTATTTACGGGAAGCGCGGACCAGAGAGAGTTCTTTGGTCTGTCCGACCTGTCGTCTACTGCCCAAGCACTGGACGTTATCGCCGTGGTCCAAGCGGGTCGCGCAAGAATCGGGTTGACCGGCCCCCAAAACATTCAGGGGTCGCTGTACATCGGGAGCTCCGAATACAACAGCGGAAACCTCACGGGCCTATCTACAACTTTCAACGCCCTACAGTCGGTGGTCTGGGCGAACAACCCGGCCACTTCGGGCCCGTGGTCCGTGGCGGCTGTCCAAGCCCTACAGATGGGGTACAAATCGATCGCTTGAGGCAGGTCTGTTAGCCAGTGACTATTGACGTCTCCAAGACTACTGGCTACGCTGTTCATCAGAACACGAGTCTAAACGTCTCCAAAGCGACCGGGTACGCTGTACTGGTCGTTACGGACGTGCACGTGTCGAAGACGACCGGGTACGCCGTACTCGGGACCGGGTCGCCGGAAGAACGGGAAATCCGGTTGTCGAAGGCGACCGGATACGGGGTCCTCCGCGTCAACCTCGACCTCGTACTGGCGGCTTCCAAGACTACGGGGTACGGGGTTCTTCGGGGCACCCTCAAGGCGTCCAAAGTCACCGCTTATTCGGTGATGGACGACCCCACCCCCCGCAAGATCAACCTGTCGAAGGCGACCGGGTACGCGATTCTGGGTCGCCTTATGCGACTGTCGAAGACGACCGGGTACTCGGTGCTGCAGCCCGGTCCCGACGTCGTCCGAGTGTCGAAGGCGACCGGGTACATCGTCGGGTACCAACCGACTGCTCTCCGCCTGTCCGACGTACTGGGGCAGTCGCTATCCGGGGGCAACCCCGCCCTCCGCCTGTCCACTCTGTCCGACTCCGCCGCCCAGTCGCTAACTGACGGTGTGGGGGATTTACGCAACGCCGACAATGCGCTACAACCGTTGACAGGCGGCGAGCCCGAGCTGCGCTGTTCGGATATGGTCGTACAAATCCTTCACGGAGTGCCCGAAGTGCCAACAGTGCTAGACCCCGCCACCCAGCAGGCTCCGTTCAGCGGCGGCGTGAACGGCCTTATCGGTATCACCATGAGCGTTACCAAGGCCCCGAACTTCTCCACCCGCATCGCCGACGTGGTGTCTGGCCGCGAGGTCCGCAACGCGTTCTTCGACGACCCGAAGTGGGACTTCACGATCAGCTTCGACTACCTGCCCGACCGCCCGGTACCGAATGGCTACAGCCAACTCAAGAAACTGGAAGGCTGGTACATGAAGTGCCGGGGGAGCTTCGCCTCGTGGTTATTCCAAGACCCCGACGACTACACCACCGAGGAGGCGGTTCAGGGCCTCACCGACGGCGTCACCCTGCAGTACGACATCCGGCGCGATTTCGGCGGGTTTTCCGAGCGCATCGGCCAGCTAAACACCGCCCTACCCTACGAGTTTTGGTTCGAGACGACCGAGGGCGAGCCCCACACGGTCCCGATAAGCGCCCCCTACGACGTGTCGGTGGATTCGCTGGCCACCTTCCGGAACGACATCTCCGTGAAACTAGACGGCGGAGCGCCTCTGGTAAAGGTGGACGTCGCCCCCGGGCCGATGCAGTATGTGGTAGACGACGGGGTGTACACCTTCAACGCCGCCCAGAGTGGTGAGGCGATTCTCATATCCTACGGCAGGACACTAACGGAGGGCTCCGATTACACGGTCCTCATGCCCAATAAGGTCGTCTTCCCCGAGGCAGTTGAAGCCGGGTGGACGCTCAAAGGCTCGATGGCCTTCTACTTCGTGTGCCGGTTCAGTGACGACATGGCCGACTTCGAGAAGTTCATGGACAAGCTTTGGGAACTCCAACAACTGTCGTTCAGGAGCGTCATCCAGTGAGGACGGTGTATCTGCAGCCCGGCTACACTGAGTCGGATTTCTACGACCTGCTAGGGTCGCGGCTGTTCGTGTACGCCGACTGCTACACCATCACCCTGCAGACCGGTGAGGTTATCCGCACAACGTCGGCCCAGCAAGACGTGAACATCAATCCGGTGGGCGACCCCCTTATCCGCCGTTTCGTCGCGGGTGACATCCTTGTCGAAGGGCTCAAGTTCAAGGTCGGCGTCGGCGTCGAGGTAGACGAGCAGTCGGTGCGCATAGTTTACCGGGACGACTCGGTGGTCCCGGACAGGCTCACCCCGATGCTGGTGGCGCTGCGTCGCGGCGACTTCGACGGCAGCCGCATAACCAAGGACAGGTACTACGCCGCGTCTTGGGGCGAGCCGTGGGTGGGCGGATACCGGCTGTTCTCGGGGCGTGTCGCCTCGATCAACGGCATCGGTAGGACGGAGGCCGACGTCAACGTTCGGTCTGATCTGGCCCTGCTTAACATAAACATGCCGCACAACATATTCCAGCCGAGCTGCCTGCACGTCGTCTACGACTCCGGGTGCAAGTTGGTCAAAGAGACCTTCGCCGTCACTGGCACTATCGAAGCCGGGTCCAATAACCGGCTTATCGTCTGGCCCGGTGCCAGTTCCACCTCGCTACCCCTCGACCAAGGCGTTATCTATATCGAGAACCAAGACAACGTGACTTTCTCCCGGACCATCCGGCGAGTGGTCGGGTCCAATATCTACCTGTCCTTCCCGCTCGATTTCGTGCCCCAAGTGGGAATGGAGTTCACCGCGTACCCGGGGTGCCCGAGGACCTACGCCTCCTGTGGCGCTTTCGGGAACACCGCCAACTTCAAGGGGTTCCCGTTCGTCCCCAAAGCGGAGACCGCGTACTAATGAGCCCGGAGGAGATGGAGCAGCGAGCGGCGGTAGTGGCGGAGGCCCGGTCTTGGGTCGGCACACCGTACCACCACATGGGCGAGGTCAAGGGTGCCGGGTGCGACTGCGCCCAGCTCATTAAACACGCGTTTCTCGGGGCGGGTGTGGTCCTCGATTTCGAGGTGGAGCGATATACCAGCGACTGGCACCTGCACCGCTCCGAAGAGAAGTACCTGTCCAAGGTCGAGGAGTATTGCGGCGAGACCCACCCGGGCGAGGTCCCGTTGGAACTCAGGATGAAGGACCCGGGCTTCCGGCCACTCCCGGGCGACATCATCATGTTCCGTATTGGTAGGACCTACTCGCACGGGTGCGTGGTCACGGAATGGCCGATGGTGGTTCATGCCAACCTGCCTTCGGGCCGGGTCGAAGAAATCTCGGTCCTCGGGACCCCGGTGTCGCGCCGGGTGTCCCGGGTCTATAGCTACTGGAAGAAATAGATGGCTGGACTTTTTGGAACCACGATTAAGGCGGGCAAGCCCCAGTATAGCGGCCTGCAGCTCCAGACGTCGGCGGCGAATATCCCGGTGTCGATAGTGTGGGGGAGAAACCGCATCGCCCCGAACATTATCTGGTACGGCGACTTCCAAGCGGTCAAGAAAAAGCAGAAGTCAGGTAAGGGCGGCGTCACCACCGAATATTACGAGTACTACGCCTCGGTGTGCTTCGGGCTCTCGGAAGGCCCTATCGTCGGAGTTGGTCGGTACTGGCGCGACCAGTCGCAGTTCGATTGGAGCAGCGGCGACAACCCGTTCACATTGTTTTACGGCACAGACCCGCAGACGCCGTGGGGGTACTTGACCAGCAACCACCCGGAGGCGGCGCTTTCCTATGCCACCGTCTCCTATGCCGCCGTAGCCAACTACAATTTGGGCCAGCAGGCGAGTTTGGGCCAGCACAGTTTCGAGGTACTGGGCCTAGAGCAGGGTACCGCGTCGAACGGCGTGGACGCGGACCCGGCAGTAGTTGTCGACCAGTTCCTCACTAGCGACCAGTTCGGGGCCACCTTCCCGGCTACCGGTGTCGACTACACCCAGATTTATTCGACCCCCGCTGCCTACACCACCGGAGACAGCTGTTTCCAGACCTACTGCACCGCTCGGGGCCTCGGGTTGTCCCCTATATTGGTGCAGCAAGAACAAGCGATGAACATTCTGGACCGGTGGGCGCAGCTGACTAACTGCGCCGTGGTCTGGGACGGCGACAAGCTCAAGCTCATTCCTTACGGCGACGAGGTTGTCTCGGGCAACGGCGTAACCTTCCTCCCACCAATTGGGGTGGTGGCGTCGCTGGGTTATAACGACTTCGTGGGGGACAGTGGAGCCGACCCGATAACGCTCACCCGGTCAGACCCCGCCGAGGCTTATAACAGCTTCAAGATCGAGATTCGGGACCGCAACTTCGAGTACAACAACACCATCGTCGAGTGGAAGGACCAGAACCTAATCGAGATGTTCGGGTTGCGCGAGCAGTCCAATATGAGGGCCGACGAAATCACCGAAAAGGCGATGGCGTCGGAGGTGGTGTCGCTTCTCGGGCAGCGCCTCGCCTACATCCGCAACATGTACGAGTTCAAGCTAGGGCAGAACTTCGTGTTCCTGCTGCCCATGGACATCGTGCTGGCTAGCGACCCGGCCATGGGGGACGTGTTCCTTCGGGTCGTCGGTGTCGAGGAGGACGACGAGGGGGTTCTCACCGTGACGGCGGAGGAGTTCAACGAGGGTGTCGGGTCGTCCAACGGGTTCAGCACCCAGCCGAACGACGGCGGCGGACAGAACCAAGCCGTCGTCCCGGGACCGGTCAACGAGCCCGTTATTTGGGAACCCCCGGTGTCGCTGACTAACGGTGTCAACCAAGTCTGGGCGGCTATCTCGGGCGGCAACGGGACAACCGCTGACCCCTACTGGGGTGGGGCGTTTATCTACCTGTCCACGGACGGTGTGACCTACACCCAGATAGGGACGGTCACGGAGGCGTCCACGATGGGCGTCCTTACCAGTCTCTTGGCGGCGTACACCGGGGCCAACCCCGACACCGTGCACACGATGGCGGTGGACGTCGGCCAGTCCGGGATTACACTGGAGGGTGCCACTCCTCTGGAGGCCCAGAACGACGGGACCCTGTCTTACGTCGGCGACGAGTACCTGTCCTACGAGAACGTCACTCTGACCGGTAATTTCGAGTACGACATCGAGAACCTGTACCGGGGCCTGTACGGTTCGAGCGCGACGAATCACGCGGCGGGCACCAAGTTCGTCCGGTGCAACGAGGCCCTGTTCAAGTACAACCTGCCCCCCGGGTATATCGGGAACCCGCTGTACATAAAGTGCCAGTCCATCAACATCTGGGGAACGGTGTTCCAAGACTTGGCCGACTGCGTGGTCTACACCTACACCCCGACGGGGGGCGGTGTTCCGGATGCGCCGACCAGTCTCGTGGCGACAGGCGGGTTCCAGATGATCACTCTGTCTTGGACGGCCAGCGTCACCCCGGGTGTCACCGAGTACCAGATTTGGGCGTACAACGGGACGACGACCGATTTCAGTTTGGCCACCCTGCTAGCTACGGTAAGCGCCAACGGGTACCTGCACGTCGGCCTGCCCACTGCGGATACTTGGACCTACTGGGTCAAGGCGGTGTCTATCGGCGGTGCCAGCGCCCCAACCAGTCCGGTTACGGCGACCACGTCGTGACTTGAGACCCCGGTGTATGAACAAAGCGGGGTAGGCGTGGTATTTTCTTTCGGTCAATGGGTTCGGGAGTCTTCTAAGTGATTGAAAACACGGGGGTACTGGCGGTCAAACTGGAAACACTCCACTCCGACGTCGGGGAAATCAAATCCGCGTTGAACAAGCTGTCGGACGCCATCACGAAGCTGGCCCTCGTCGAACAGCAGCAGTCGCAAACCGCTAGCGCTATGGAGAGGGCTTTCGTGGCTATCGAGAAGGTGGAGCGCCGAGTCGCGGCGCTGGAGAAACTGTCCGTGAAAAGCGCGGACACTTCTGTCTGGGTGGACCGGGCCGTTACCGCCGCCGTGGTCGCGTTCATCGGCATAGTGGCAAAAGCAGTGGGGGTTCTATGAAACCGAACGAACCATCTTGGATGATTTTGGCCCGGAGCTACATCGGGCTCAAGGAAATCCCCGGACCAAGACACAACTCCAAGATTCTGGACTGGCTGGCCAAACTCGGGGCTTGGTGGGCGGACGACGAGACCGCGTGGTGCGGGGCCTACGTCGGCCACTGTATCAAGGAATCGGGGCTGCCCGTCCCCACCCACTGGTACCGGGCGCGGGCTTGGTCCGACTATGGCTCGGCCCTCTCCCTTGGCCGGCTATCGCCGGGGGCTATTCTGGTCTTTACTCGACCGGGCGGCGGTCACGTCGGGTTCTACGTGGGCGAAGACGACAACCATTACCACGTACTGGGCGGCAATCAGTCGAACGCGGTTAACGTGATGCGCATTCTCAAATCGAGGTGCACCGCTGCACGGTGGCCCAAGGGGGTCCCGGTGATTTTGGGTCCGGTTCGTATGGCCACCCGGGGCCCGGTGTCCCAGAACGAAGCGTGACGTTCAAGGAGCGCCTCCTCGCCTTCGAAAGAGGGACGCTCTGCGTCATCCGCAAGTGGTGGCGTCCCCTCACATGTGTGTGGATAGCCGGCACGATGGCGGTTCACGGTGTCATTTTGCCGCTGTTCATGGGCAAGGACACCGACTTGACCGGGTTGTCGTTGCTGGTGACGGCGACAGCCGGGGCTTTCGCGGTGCGCGAGTGGGGGAAAATCAGGGGCGTCTCGAACAATGATTAACCCAGTACTAGTTTACGGACTCGCCGCTGCTGTACTGGTGGGGACTCTAACTGGGTGGACCGTACGTGACTGGAAGGCCGACGCCGAGCTTGCCGAAACCCTGCAGAAAGCCGAGAAGACGAGAGAAGAGATGCAGGCCAAGCTCGACGCCGCGTCCAGAGACTACGAACGGTGGCGAGCAGAGGCCGAGCCGCAAAAGATAGAAACCCGGAACACGATCAGGGAGATATACCGAAATGTCCAAATCCCTGCTAATTGCGCTGTTGGCGATACCGCTGTGCAGCTGCTCCAAGACCGGGTCAATCGTGCTACTTCCGCCGCCTCCGGCGAACCTGTCGCAAAACTGCCCCAGCCTGCCCGCACCACCGCGCCCTCTAATTGACCCCGACAGGCTCCAGTGGGAGGCCGACGTGGTGGACGCCTACGCCGATTGCGCGATTCGCCACCGGAAGACAATCGAGGCTTGGACCAAGGCGTCTCAGACCAAGAACTGACTCCCGAGGTACGCCTCCACCCGGGTCCAAGGCTTTATGCCCGCTCCGGGCGGCGGGGAGGTACCTAGGAGCGCGTTGGGGGGCCTCGGTGGCACTGACATAGCCGGGAGCGCCCGACGCTTTTTCTTGGCCATCTCTCGGGCCACGGCGACTAGGAACCAGATAGCGAAGACTCCCGGTGCCACGACGAGCACCGAGAGCATCACTGCCCAACCAAATAGCCGCCCCGTCATTCGACCGAGCTCTCGCAGTTGGCAATCACGTCCTCCAGCGACGAGGTGGCGTCCTCCAGATTCGACGCGGCTTGGTCGGCCTGTTGGCCCCGGTCGCTGTTTTGCAGGTTTTCGGGCATATTGTCGAAGTACTCCCGCTCCTCGTCGCGGCGTTGCTTGTTCATATTCCAAATTCCTTAGCTAGAAAGTTTCTCATGTCCTGAGGCATCCCGTCGATTTTGGTCGGTGGCCGGATGCCGTTTCGTTCGTTCCATTCCGCTAGCCACTTGGCGGGAATCTCGTTACCACCGTACCACGGGGGTCTGGGCTCTTGCTCGGCCATGCCTCAGCCCTCGTAGAAGCAGAGGTCGAAGCTGTAGTAGGGCTCGGCGAAGACCCCCAACTGCCCGAGGGCTTCGCTGGCGACGATTGCCCACTGGTAGGGCCCGGCCTCGTACGACACCGTCCAAGTATTTCCTTCCTTGCGGCAGAAGCACTCGACGTCGGGGTTGTGGCCAGTACTGGACGCAAAGTCCCGGAGCACCCGGTACACCGCCTCGGCTTGGCCCTTGGCCGATTTCCGGGGGTACGCCGCCCGGGCGACGCGCTCGGCCAGATCGGCGGTCCCGTCGCCGTAGTAAAACCCTTCGTTTTTGCGGGCGTATTCAAGGTTCAGATTGACGCTCATTTCGGCTCTCCTGTAATCAGCGGTTGTCGATGCGCTTGCGGATTTCGTCCCAAGCCCACTTGGCCTGCTCTACCCAACCCTGCGGGGTGTAGGTGTTCGTGTAGCAGACGTAGACCGACTCGGTCTCGTAGATGACGGCGGACTCGTTGTCGTAGATGAAGTAGTGGTACCCCTCGCCGCGTTCCAGTTCGAGCGGGAACCCGGCGTTGGTGATGGCGCGGTTGACTTGGGCGAGGGTGGTCACGTCAGCGTCTCCTTCAACCGGGATGAAACCACATCCCGGGAGCTGTGTCAATCCCTACTCACATCTTGGCGAAGGCGGCGGCGGGGGTGAACTTGCCGTCGACGTAGATGCGGGCGGGGAACTGGTTGAAGAGGGTCCCCTTGGGGCTGACGTTGACGATCATGTCCTGCTCGATGCGGACGCTGCGCCCGGCCTTCTGGCCGGTGATCAGGAAGCTGCACCCGGAGAGGGCGGCGACCTTGGCCGACTCCAGCTGGCCGACCTTGGCTTCGATTTTGTCGACCCAAGTTTGGGTGGTGGCGAAGGCGTACTCGCGGGCACCTTCGGCGAGGCGGAGCGACCGGACCGAGGCGGTGGCGCGGTCGTAGTAGGGGGCGATGGCAGAGTAGGCTTTGTACTGACCGCTGTTGGCGATGCCGCGCAGCTCGGAGCCGAACTGGGCGACCAGACGCTCGATCTGGGCGGTGACGAGCGAGACGAAGCGGGCTTCCAGCTGGGGGCCGTAGGCTTCGAGGGCGGCGCGGACTTCGGTGGTCATGTCGTGGTCTCCTTTTTCTACAGAAACAGAAAACCACGTTCTGACGGTTGTGTCAATATACTTGCTGCATCACCCGGTTGCGGACTTTACCCAGCGACCCCCGCGCTTCTCGTGTATATACGCCACCACCGGGCCGTCCTGCTCGTACATCAGGGAGTAGTGGACCAGCTCCGACTGCACCCGTCGGCGGTTGGTACCGTACACCTGTGCCACGATCTGCCCGCCCTGCTCGACGCGACCCCGGAACTCCTTGGCCCCACCAATAACCACCCTCACTTTTTCCTCCTGAACGCGGTGAACTCGGCCAACAGGGCCTCCTGCATGTCGCCCTTTTTCTGTAGGGCTTGGATAATCGCCTTGTCCTCCCGGGACGTCGAGATGTCGTGGTACGTGACCGGGTTGCGCTGGCCGTGGCGGTGGTTCCGGTCCTCGGCTTGCTGACGGGCGTAGAGCGAGTAGGTGTTCTCGACGAACACCGTGTTGTGGCAAGGCATCGCCTCGGTGCCGAGCAGGGTGTGGCCTTCCTTGACCGCGTCGATCTGGCAAAAAGCGACCTTGACCGAGTCGTCGCCGTTGAACGACGCCTTTCGGGCCGACATCTCGTCGTCCTTGAGGCCTGATTCCAGAAAGACGTGCCCGATTCCCATGTCTTGGGCCATCTGCTCCAGATAGGCGCGGGTCGGCTTGAAGAAATAGAACACCAACAACTTGGTATCGACTTCCTCTATAATCGACCGGACCTCCTGCAGCTTCGGGTTTTGAGCGAGCGGCACAATCTCGCGCACCTGCTTGTCGTTGTCGTACACCCAACCCGAGCAAATCTGCTGCAGCTTGTTCTTGACGGTAATCGCCATCTCGACGGTGACGAAGTCGTCGGGTCCCAGTTCCAATACGAACTCGTTCAGGATTTCGAGGTAAGCGCGGCGCTGGGCGTCGGTCAACTCGACTTCTCGCGCTTTAGCCCAGAGCTTCTCGGGGAGGTCGGTCCAGTCTTTTTTCTTGGCACGAAAGACAAACGAGCCCGTCCGCATCCGGAGAACGTCGAGGTTCTGGGCCCCCTTGATCTGCTTGCCCATGTACCCGCCCATCTGGCAGTACGTATTGCGGAAGGCGTAGTAGGGAGTCGACTCCATGGCCCCGAGGAACTTGAACTGCATCCACAGGTCGTGGGGCCCCTGTGGCGCGGGAGTACCCGAAAGCACCCTCCGGAAGGCCACGGGGCCCCGGGGGACGTCGATAACCCGACTAGCCTTAGCGCTCACCCGGACCCGGTCTTTGCCGTTGGCGAGTAGGTACAGGACGTCACCGACGACCGACTTGTGGTTTTTGATGCGGACGCTCTCGTCGAGGGCCAGATAGACGCGGCGGCGGTCGGCCAGCAGCTTCTCCAAGACGCGGCGGGCGTGGGTCTGGACCTGTTCGTAGTGACAGACCACCACCACCGGGCCCTTGACCTCGGACAGCGCCTTGAGGGCTTTCTTGTCACTGTCGAGCAGCACCACCGGGTAGGGGAGGCCCAGCTCCTCGGCCTCTTCCTTCCACGTGCCCCGGAGCGACCGGGGAACGACGACGAACAAGACGTCGGCCAGCTCCCGGGTCACTTTGAAGTGGAACTCGTACAGGACGGTCCGGGTCTTCCCTAGGCCCTGCTCCATGAAGAACGCAAAGGCCGGTTTGTCCTTGGCCTCCCGGAGGGCTTGCTGCTGGACTTCGAACAGGTCGCTAAGGAAGAGCATCGGTTACTCCGTCGCCGCTTTCTGGTCTTCCTCTTCGAAGGTGATTCCGGGACCCCGGGACCTACCATCGCGAGAGGCGTTCACTGCCGACCAAATATCCTCGATCACCTCGGCCACTTTGTCCTCCCGGAGGTCCATCACCTTCCCGAGCTCGACCATCGCGTCGACGCAATCAATGGACTGGCGAACGAACCACTCTTGGCAGTTGTTATTGCCAATCTGGCACTCGTCGCCCATGTGGCAGGCGGCGTCGAGATAGTCGGCCACCTTGACGATTGCCTTGACGATTTTCTGGTCCCCGTGGTCCAAGAATCCCAGACCCTCGCGCTCGGGCAACGACGGGAACACCTTCTCCGCCCAGCCGCGCACTTTCTTGCTCCAGACCATTTTCATGGTGTGCAGGCTGAGCAGCTTGTGCTTGTGCGGGCCCGGGATGTCCCCGGTGAACACCTCGTCCCAGTCGTGGCAAATAGCGTACTGGAGGGCGGCGAGGTGGGTTCGCATCGGCACATCCAGACGGAGGCACAGGTCATTGGTGTACGCGGCCACGAAAAAACTGTGGGTCGCCACCGACTGGGGGCGGACGGTGCGGACAATCGACCAACGCGGGACGAAGTCCAGATCACGGATTTCACGCTCGAACATTTTTGGTCTTTTCCTTCCAATCGCGGAGACCGACGACTGCGGCCTCCTCCTCGCTGTTGTAGTAACCGACGCGTACCAGTCTGAACAGGTGCCGGCGCTGGTACACCCACTTCCCGTAGTTTTTCGTTGCCTCCCTGCCCCGGGGGCAGTAACGGGAGACGAAGGGGTATCGCTTGGCCGGGACCTCGTTGCTCTCGACCAGATTGGAGATGCCGTCCCCCGCCCCCGGGTCGACGTAAGCCAGAGGGCGCTCGGGCCACCTCCCGTGGTGCCGCCACCAGACGATGTCGCGTACGGCCAGAGACACGGCGGCACCGGTCACGGAGTGCTGGGCGCGTATGTGCCGCACCCCGCCCCTGAGGACACCTTGTACCACGTCCCCGGGACGGAGAGGGGAGCCGGTACGGCGCTTTTTGCACCTAACCACCCCGGTCCGGACGTCAACGTCGAAGAACTCCTCTAAAAACCGCTCCCGCATGTCCTTCACCCCCTTTGACCGGAGGTGGGCGTACAGCAGGAAGCAAAAGTTCGAAATGTCAACTATCTCGGCCAACGAGTTGGGGTTGTGCACGTCGAGGTCGCGCTGTTCCTTGAACTCCTGCAGCTCGGCCATCATGAGGTTAATCAGCGAGTCGATATCCTCGTCCCGGACTGCGTCTTTATGGCTGTTGACGTGCAGCTTGTGCACCATGCCACCAAAGAACTCGGTAAGCAGGTTCGACATGCCCCGGAGAGTCGGGGGGATGGCGACGTTCATTTGACGTACTCGCTAATCTCGTGACTGGCGGGGCCGTAGCCGAAATAGTGCACCGGGGCCATACCGAGCGAGCGCTCGATCTGCACCATGTCGTCGACCAGAGTGTTCAGGCGGTTGCGCTGCATGTAGTTAGCGAAGTTCAGGAACACCACGTCGGGCATGGAGTGCGAGAGCATGTGGCGGTACTGGGTCTTCGAGAAGTTGAAGACGCGGCGCACCCGCTTGGTCACGGTGGTCCGTTCCTCCGCTTGGCCGAGCGACGCCCAGTCGGTCTCGTACTGGTCGGGGTAGACGTGACCCGAGAACCCAACCTGCCTCCCGCCCTCGTCGGTGATGTTGCCGACACGGATGGGGTAGGTCCGGATAACCGCCATCGACTTGTGGAACAGGCGGGGGTGAATGCCGGCGTCCGACAACCCCTGCTGGAGGGTGCAGTCCCGCGAGGTGGTGTACGGGTAAAACCCGGAGGTGTTCAGCGACAGCGAGAAGCCCTGCGGCACCTCGACGACCACCGACCGACCCTCGGACATCTCGCGGTTCAGCGACACCGTGGTCATCTGGAACGGCACCTTGCGGTAGGTCTGCTCGACGTACTGCCCCAGATTGGGGCCGTCGCGCCTAACCTTGCGGGACAGAGAGGCCCCCACCCCCTTCTGGGTTGACGCGATTTTAGTCTGGGAGGAGCCCTTGTCCTTCTCGGCGTCGGCGTCTGACGGCAGAATGATCGAGGCGTTCGGGTTGACGAATATCTCCTGCGGCCTGATCTTGAGCTCCTCGATTTCGCGAATCAGCACGTCGAGGTCAACGATCGCCCCGGCGTTGATGTAGATGCGGGCGTTGGAGTGCCCCCGGGCGGTCAACCACGACGAGGGGATATGAAACAGGACAACCGGCTTGCCGTCGATAATCGAGGTGTGGCCGGCGTTGGCGGAGGCGTTGGTGGTGGCCCAGTCAATCAGGTTGTGCTCACCCACCCAAGCCCCGGCCAGACCCTTCCCGGTGGAGCCGAATTGGCCGTCGAAGATGACCGAGGCCCGGCCAGCCTTGACGAAAGACGAGATATCAGGCGACTCATGCATTATCGGTTCCTCCTGTGGGCATTGCTTCCATGTACCTCTGGTGCATTTTCGACGAAGTACCGGGCGTCGGTCGGTCGTCGTTGAGCATACCGGATTCGGCGGCGTCGATGATGATAGCCGCGCATGCGATAACGTGCCCGAGATGGTGGACCCCGCTGTCTGACGCCCTGTTCTCCCCGTCGTACCAAGCGTCCAGATGGCGCTGCAGGGCGGCAACGTAAACCGAGGCGGTGACGCCAGACTCGCGCCAGTTGTAGGGCCCATACTTGCGGGCCCCGTCTTTGAAAGCCAAGGCACCCTCTATCCGGGCGGACGCCGGGAACAGGTGCATCGGCACTTTGGCTAGGCCATACCGGGTCTTAGGGTTTCCGTCCGGGTATTGAACGGGCTTTCCCTCGTAGGTGCTTGTATCCAAGGTCATGCAGGTACTCCGTGGAAACGGTGAATAGGTCCGGGCCGTCGACAATTAGTGGCCTTGGTAACTTTAAAACACAGTAGCCTATGGTCGGCAATGTGGCCCGGAGAACGTTGGCGCAGTAGAACACCCCGAGGTGCGACGAGAATACCAGACAGACAGCCGGCATGCCGTGCTCGTTCATCGAGCGCAGCGTCGCCATCTGCAGCTTGGTGAGTCCGGTCTCCACCTCCCTGTGCACCGGGCCGTTGACGACCTTCAACTCGATGTCCAACTGGCCGAAATCGGCGTGACCCACCCTCAAGTCGGGCTTGCCGGCGATAAACCGGTCGGAGGTCTTGGTGGCGTACCAGCCCTGCTTTTTCATGCCCTTGATGATCAGGGACTGCAGCTCCAGCTCTCTCATACGGGTCCTCCAGCGCGGGAAGGTACCGAGGAGCGCCGCGAGGGGGCTCCGGGGCCCTGACATACCTAGCGTCACTCCCAGACCTTCCGACATACCTCCGGCGACCACGTGGCCTCCGCCCAATTAGTACCCTGCGACCGGTCCGAGCGCAGACGAGCCCGGAGCGGGATGATGTCGTCCTCGCCGAAGGCGACCATAATGCGGTCGGCCTCGGCGGTTTGGGCCCGGCCTCGGTCGTCCTTGGGTGCCGACCAAGACAACGAATCGTGGATTTGGAGCATCAGGCGGCAGTGGTCGCCCTCGGAGGCGAAGTACTCGTCGATTTCCACCATCTTGAGCTTGGTGATGTCGGCGCTCGACCCCTGAATAACCGCGTTACCTGCCTTGTGGGCAAAGTTCGGGTTCGGGAACCGGCGACGACGCCCGAGTTTGGTGAAGACGTAGCCGCGCTGGCGAGCTCTGGCCTCGGCCCCCTTGAGGAACTTCTTTGCATAGGGAAACTGCTCGTGGTACAGGGTCATCCACTCCCGGGCCTGCTCCACGGAGACACCAAGCGACGCCGCCAGCTTGGCAATACCCATACCGTAGAGCATCCCGAGGTTCATACGCTTGGCGGTGGGGTCGCGGTCAACCTCCAGCATTTTGGCCACCGTCGAGTGGATATCCACCGGGGGCTCGGCAGCGTACCCGGCCATGAGGTTGGGGTCCCCGGTGTAATCGGCGAAGACCACATACTCCTGCTGGCTGTAGTCGCGGTCCTCCCAAGTGCAGCCCTCGTCCGGGAGAAACACCGAGCGGTAGGCGGGCCCGATAAACTTGTCGCGCTTGGTGACTGCCTGCAGGTTGGGGTTGGCGCAAGACAGACGACCCGAGACGGTGCCGTAGTCGTCAGTCGCCATCTGGTAGAACTCGCAGTGCACCCGGCCCTTGTGCAAGTGGGTGTTCATCATCGGCTGGGTGTAGAGCGTCCGGGCGTTGGTAAGCTTACGGAAATCGATGATGCGCTGCCCCTCGGGTACCCGGCGCAGCGTGTCGGCGTCGAACTTCAACGCCCCCACCGCCTTGCGGTTTTCCTTAGCGGCTTTACGGAGCTCGACCTCGGTGGGTTCGTTCCGTGGCCAGTCGTCGCCGATGCGGTCGGCCAGATACTCCTTGAGCGCGGTCGGCGACTTGGAGTTGAAACCCGCAGGAAAGTCCGACGACGCCTCCACCGCCTTGCGGCCAAACAGCTCGTCGACCCGGTTGAGCTGAGCCTCGTCGATGCGGACCCCGCCCGTGGTCATGCGAAACAAGGTTCGGATAAGGCGACACTCGACATCGTGCACCTTCCTCAGGTTTTCCTCGTCCAGTTGGGCTTGTTGCTTCGCCCAGACCTCCTCGGTGGTGACGCCGTCGCCCGCCGCGTACTCCCAAACCACCCTCTGGGAAGCGTCCGTCCTCCAGAAGTTGGCCATCTGGTCGCGAGCTGCCTTACCACCGAAAGCCGCCGCCATGTACTCGTACAGAGGCTCGCCTTTCTTGCCCTGCACTTCCTGTGCCTTGGCCACCGACTCCAGAGAGAACCCGTAGGAGTTCTCGTCCAGAAGGGGCGCGTTGATCATGGTGTCTTCGAAGTCGCCGTAGAACATAATGTCGTGGCGCTTGGCGAAGCGAAGATCGAAAATCAGGTTGTGGCCAATCCAGCGGCGGGGGCGCTCGTTGGCAATCTTGGCCAGCTCGATTTCGAACGGGTGTAGGTCGTTCTTCCACGCCTCGGGCGACATCGGCACCCGGCACCCCTCCAGATTACCACCCCCGGCATGGCGGACAGGGACGTACCAGCTGGGCTGGCCGAGGGGAGTCAGGACGTAGCCGACGATGTGGTTTTTGCGCCAGTCCAGACCCGAGGTCTCGGCGTCCACGGTCACTACGTCCGCGTCGCGTACGGCGCGGAGAGCCTGCTCGGCCTCTGCCCAGATGTTGGCCAGTCGTTCCCTCACAGTGGCAGTTTCCCGTAAATGCGGTCGAGGACGGCCCACTGTTTGTCGGAGACCCGGATTCGAGTACCAAACTTTTCCAGTCGCTCCATGGTGTCCTGAATGAACCCCCGTTCCCAGTCGGACAGGACACTCTCGTGTTCCTTCGCACCGTTGAGAATCAGCTCCAGCTTGTCGAAGTCCTGTTCATCCACTGTTCTGTCCCTTATATTTCAGACAAACCGCGTGCTCGTGCAGTTCTTGTTGATGATCTTCACCCATCGTGCGGAGCATCGCCACCAAGGCGGCGGTCCTCGGGTTGACGTGTGCCGGCCCGTCCTCGCGGGTGAAGTCGTCGTAGACCACCCCGTACAGCTGGCACAGCCGGTCGATGGAGGAGGCCCGGAATGACACCCGACCCCCCTCCATCTTCTGGTACGACTGGTAAGTCATCCCGAGGAAACCAGCCACGTGCGGTTGGGACAGCTTGGCCTCTTCCCGGAACCGCTTGAGGTTCCGGGCGATAGTGAGGTCGAGGTCTGTTACTTTACTGCCCATAAGCTGGTATCCTGTCTTGGTTAGTACTTGCCGCCGTCGCCGTCGTCGGCGCTGGCCTCGCCCTGCACGTCTTCCGGCTGGACAGCGTTCTCGTCGAACTTGACGCCAGCGGCGTGGAACGACTGGTGCTGTTCCTTGAGGAAGTTGTACATCTCGACGGTGTCCACGTGACCCGCCTTGGTGAAGACGTACTGGTTGTAGTCACCCGACGCCGTGGTCTCCGACCGGGCCGACATCTTGTACACCTGCCCGAAAATCGGGGCGGTGTCCACGTTGATCTTGCTCAGCAGACCCTTGGCGACCTTCATCGCCGAGCGCTGCAGCAGGACGACGAACGGGCCCCGGTCCATGTTGTCGAGGTCGGCGCAGACCAGTACGTGGGTCAGCGTCGCGGCGGGCGGCGAGTCGGGGTTGTCCGGGTCCAGCGTACCCCAACGACCGAGGCCGATATCCGGGCCCACCTTGGAACCGGTGTTCAGCTTGACCCGGTACTTGGGGCGGTCCTTGTACGGCGAGATTTCGAAGTCGCCGGGTTGGTCCCAGTTGACGCCGTCGGAGGCGCGAGCGAGGACGCCGCCGCCCTCGT